TAATTCATCCATTAGATAAAAATCCTATACCTATGTTTTATTTATATCTCGCCACCTTTAAGATCTGGCGTGCCTGGAGACTCAGGATCGTCAGTATTAGCAGTATTAATACTCTCTTTACCACCCTCCGTTTGAGTTTTTCCTAAATTTTGTTTATTTGTTTGTTCTGCACCTAAAATATCTTGAGCAACCATTAGTTCTTGTTCAGTTGGTGGAATAATACCAGCTTCTTTTTCAACAGTCATTAACGCATTCTCATCAACAATTTCTTGATCTGTTTGACGTAAAATCTTACGACGAATGTAATCAACAGAATAATATTTACCAATGTAAGGATCAGCAGTTGCAACAAGTCCTAATCTTTCTTGCATAAGTTCTGCTTCTTTTAACTCTGCAAAATGATTATCATATAGGTAATCATACTGAATATGATCACTCATTTGTTCCCATTCTTCTGGAGTTACAATATTTTTAAGAATTAATTGAGTTCTAAGTATGTCATGGAAAAGATTACTAAATCTTTTTCTCATTCTTCCAACAAACTTACTAAACTTAAGTTCATCTCTTAAAACTTCTGATGAACGACCTAAACTGAAACTTGCATTATCAGCCAT